GCGCCAAGGGCTACAACTGAAGGTGGTGCCCAAAGCGTTACACCGCTAATTGTGTCGCGGATTTGGACCCATGGATAATAGGCACAACCATAATTGCTGTTAATCAGAAGTTCAGATTTTTTCTTAGAAACAACAGTAGCAACATTGCCTTTTCGGTCAACTCTATCGTTTTTATTTTCATGAGGAGGCTTATAACCACCATCAAGATCAATAATTGCTAGCGCATCGCCTCTTAACTCACACATATTAACAAGTTTATTGTTTAGCGTAGCGCTTGTAATACCAGGAGCGGTCAATAGATTGTATTCTACGACTTCAGGATCTCTCAAAGAGTCTATGGCTACCGAAATTGAATTATAAGCAGAACTGTTAGTTTCTGTTTTTCCGCTTATCCCTGAGTTTCTAAAAGGATCACTTTCGGTGATATCCAAACCATCGGAACCGCCATGAAGAAGCGTAGTAAATTGCTTCCAACCTGCAGTTGTTCCACCACGATCATCGTCGATAACGTTTAAGTAGCTAGCTGTTAGTGGTCCGCGAGTTTCTCCGCTGCCGGTTTGCTCTTTGGACCCTGTGTGGACCGTATAGGATAATCCTGCGGCACGAGATCCCGACTCATAAACAGCGTTTGTGCCGTAACTTCCGGAATAAGCGCTTCCTGTGACATTCACATTTCTAACATCATCGAGTGAGAAAACCCATGAATCCTCAGTTTTGTCAGTAACTGCATCCCAACTGTTTAGATCCTCACATCTTGTGCGAATAACATCAAAGACGCTAGGATCTATGCCTCGGGTTTGATTATAGGACGTGTCAACGCCAAAATAAGCATCATGAGGGTCGGTCAGCGATCCTTCATTGCTGTTTAAGCGCAATCTTAATGCCGGGAACTTAAATCGAGCGTTAACAATATCACCGTTAGAAGCTGAATTCCAACTGCCTTCAGTTATCTGTGATACTGGATCCACTGCGCCGGATGTGACGAAAGCTCCGCTAGCGGCTGTTTGTGCCCCAGCAAAGTTATAATCATTCAACGTCTGAGATCCAGAAACTCCCCAACCGACATATCGTGGATGTCCAAAAACGCCGAACGGAATGAGTTTTTCGTTAGCACTTCCTCGTTCAACAGTGCTGTGAACCTCAACATATACATAATTAGAAAGATTGTTGTGATCTCCAAACGCTCTGTATCGTCTGTCATCGTCATCCCATTGTGTAAACTTGTTACCAATTTTTCGGGAAATGAAGTCGCCTGAAGCGGGATCTAAATTACAATTGTTATACTGTTCGAGTATAACTGGATTTGCATCGGTGTCTGCGATATCTCGTATCAACACTGTAAAACTACCATATTGATTCGGGTCTAAAGTGTCTGCAGCTTTTAAGTCTTTGATGCTAATTTTAATATTACGCTGTGTTTCTTCTCCCAGTTCACGGCTGCAAAATCTAAACAACTTTTGCATGGCACTAGCGTCATAATCGCTAGCGTCTGCCATATCTTGAGAAATGAACCAACCGGTTTTAGCAAACTGCAGAGATGGACTTTTAGTTGGACTCATTCTAAAGTCGGCTCCGTCCGTTGTGCCGTCAGGAGTACTCAATCTCATAATGATTCCATGGGTTTGAGAAGGTGTTGCGCCGAGGATTCCAGTTGAGCCAGAGTGACTAAACGTACGTAAATTCCCCTCAAAGCTCTCTCCTAACCAATAATTTGTATCCTCGTTTGTATCCATGATATCCGTATTCGTTTTAATAGGATTGGTGTTAAAAACCTTTCTAATAAATTTAGGAGAATCCGGATCAAAATCGAAAGAAGAATTGATAACTGTGTCTCCGCCGCTGCCTTTAATCTGGGCCTTGAATGTGGGGCCGCTAGCAGCAGCATTAATGAATTGAAATGCGGATGCGGTGGATTCTATGGATCCGGTTTTCGAAATGTTACCAGAAAGCTGAATGCTTCCTTCCGTCAAGTACCAAATAGCGGCCAAAGTTCCGGTCATTGTGGATTGATCAAGTCCAGTCTCGTCGCTGGTGGCGATGACACCTGATGAAGAACCTTCACAAATAAATAAGCCATAAGCACCATTATTAGTTGTTCCGACTATGGTATCGGCAACTGAAGTGTTGGTTGCCCAACCTGCATATGCAGTCGACGTCGATGCATCTTTATGTGTTTGCCCCAGAAGTCTAACCATAGTTACAGGAGAGTTGTTTCGCATCCATGCTTGCGCTGCATATGCTGCATATGTTGGTGCAGTGTAATTACCATAGCGGAAAACGTCGCCGCCTTTTCCACCGGGAAGAGGCTTACCAAATACGTCTATGAAGTCAGCAAAGGAGTTAACTTGAACGGGTTTTAAGGCTGGGCCTCTTTCTAATCTTCCGATAACAGCAGGACCAATTGCAGATGCGATAGCAGGCAATTGTGAATTATCAATTTCATTAATAAATATTCCTGGTGATATAAACTTAAATTTCTTATAGGACATGGGCTGTTTCTCCTTTAAACAGAGGGGCTTATTTCTTTAATAAATAGTAATATAATAAAGCAAAAACCTTTTTATAAACTTAATCTTTGTAAAATCCACTATTTGGGTCAAAATCTTGCTTGTCACTCAAAATAACCCTTTCTCTTGGCATTTTAACTTCGACCGCGTTTTCTCTTCTAATAATTTTTGGTCTCTCTTGATTCTCACCTTCACCAATAACATAGCCTAAGACATCAAAGTTAATTTTAGTTTGAAATATTCTTTCTTCTTGGTCAAAAGAAGAAATATTGTTATTTTGTGCCAAATCAGACTTTAAAAAAGTTTCATATGTGTGGCCATCTCGCTCTATCAAAAAAGAATTAATATGGCCGCCAAGCGTTACAAAGGGTTGCAACATCTGGTTCATATGCTGTTGGTAGTTTGTTTGTAGTGTAATTTGGTAACCAATACTAACATACACTGGTTGTGGAACTGTTAACGTTTCGATCACAATTTTTTTATTCTTCTTTTCAACTAGCGGATAATACGCTTGTCGATTCGGTGTTCTGTTCGTTGGGCCAAGTTTTCTTATATTGTGTGCAACAGCGAAATTATTAGTTTTGTCTGCCACAATTCTTTGGGAGACAACGATGCGGCCGCCGCGAAGCGGATCTGTAAATTGTGTAGGGGCGCCGAAAAACTTACCCTTTTTGGCCAAATCTTTAGTTACTGACGTCCTTTCAATGCTGATTAGCGGATAAATTAAAGTCCCATCTAGATCAAATCTATCTTTATCTTTCTTGGAATAAAACACTCTTTCAGGGGATGACCAGATTATAGTAACTTTTTTCCAACCCTTGTTTGTGTTCGCTCGTATATTCATCTTGTCGTTAACAAAATCATAAAATGCATAATCAATTGTTTCAAAATTGGAGGGCGCCAACAAAGAAGCATCTAAACGTTTGTTTCCATCCTCTAGGATTTCAGAATCTTTATCAGCTGGCATCAAATGTGCCCTCCCTAGCTTTTATACACTTTGCTTCTGCTTCGAATATGCGATCCCAACCTGCATATGCCTGACCAAATATTTGTTTAGGATAATCAACTGTTGCGATTTCAAAAAAATCAGTGCCATATAATACAAAGTCGCCCTCTCGAAGATACAAATCCTGATCTTCTGTTAACCTTCTTCTATGAAACTTAACAGTTAAGGATAATCTCTTATCAATACCTAAATTGCTGACCGTTGTTGTATAACCTTCCCAGGTCACTAAGACATGAACTCGAACAGGCGATAAAAAGCTCTTTTTTACTGCTTCTCCGTAAAGAGGGTGAAAACTAGTGTGTTCTAGGCTTATGGGATAATAAATTATTTCTTGGCCAATAACTCGTTCAATTAATTCATCGTTGACCTGTTTTACTAGATTGCGCTCTTTTTCACCCAAAAATAGTGGTGGTGGAGGAGAATCTGGCTGAGTCCACTTTGTTTTGTCTGTTTTGTCTGCCATTTATTGTTACCCCACGTAAACCTTTAATGGGATGAGCTTATTAATTATATTAACCGATTCCATCAGAGCGGCATCATCAGCCATCAACTTAGAATAAGTTAATTCATCTAGCGTTGTCTTTAGTTCCTCTCTCAATTTTTCTTGTTCGCCCTGAGCTTGTGTTAATAATGCGGGTCCATCTAATGTCACGCTCTCTCCAGGAATCGGTATACTAGCAAATTTACTCCTAATGTTTCCGAGCGTTTCTTTAGAAAGAGACAGCGCAAATCTTCTAATCCACTGTTTTCCTATTGCATTAATGTTGTCATATGGTAAATTTTCATATGGAAGGGTGTTCATATTATTAATGCCATAAGTTCCAATTTTACCACCTCTTCCTTCAGTGTCCGCATCGGCCCATGGCTCTGAGTCAATGTAAAACTCGATCCAAAATTTAGATGGGCTGGCGTTGATGGGATTAGGGAAAAGTTTTATTCTGTTATTTTTTATTTCATACGAATAGTGACTATTTCTTGTATAGATAGCGTCCTCGAACGCCATGGCTTGTGATTTGTTTTGCCACGTTGGAATTATTTCAAACGTTGAATCGTCTGCCCACTGGCCATAACTAGCCATGTTGCCAACTGTGTTTATGCCTCCATAATAACCATAAAATCGCCACATCGCGTGTGGAGTTTTATAAAACACTTTTGTAATATTAATTCGATTGTCTCCGACTTTTCCAAAATAGGGGAAAGATGAACTTAGAGCAGCAGAAGAAGAAACGATTTGTTGTAAATCATAATCTTGTTGGCCAGTCACAGAAGAAAAAGAAGCAGAATATATAGTTTGCTCACCGCCGAAGCCAAGCTCAGTAGTAACACTGTTTCCGACGCGTCTAGAATAAGCAAATTCAAACCTTGGAAACTTTAAGTTAACATTGGATCCAGTTAAAGAGTCTCCAGATTGTAGTTGACCATCTTGATCAAATGTGCCGGTGGCGGCGCCAAGCAAGTCAGAAAGAGCATTTTTAGCCTGATGTATGTTAAGTATATAAGAATATTCTAATACTGATTCTTCGTAAGACGCATATATATTATTGTCAGTTAGCTCGATGTCTAAAACATCGCCCCCCAACTTTTTATAGGTGAATGCAACTTGATCTGCGGCGCCTGAGCAAAAATATTGAGAGAATAACGCGGACGAGGCATTTGAATACATCCCGAAAGGAAGACTTGTATTATCGGCAACGTCCGATGCCGAAGATCCAGTTGTTAAAACTACGGCACTTGTTTGAGATACTGGGTTTAGAGTGGGTAACGCCATTCATTTAGTTCTCCTCACAATAAATAGTTAAGAAGAGCACAAAAAACTAAATGTTATTCTTTTGAATTTGACTTTGCAGATTTTTTAAATTTTAAATAACCCGATTTCTTTTTTTCAACCTCTGGCTCAACCTCTGGCTCAACCTCTGGCTCAACCTTTGGCTCAATCTTTGATTCTTCTAATTTCTTCTTACGTGCAAGAAGTCGCTTCTTTTTTACTTTCATGGTGGTTAACCTCCTTAGTGATAGTAAATAGTTCTTAAAAACCAAAATCTCAAAAAATTGGCCTCGCAAAAAATTGGCCGATGCAGTTTTTAAAGAACAACTTGGTTTTAGGCAGAAAAAAGCCCCGATTCA